ATTTATGCGGGTTTCCGAGGGGTCGAAGAGGCGTCACCAAACATCGTAAACTTGACAGTTGAACGACCTCGATCGGGCCCAAAGGATCATCTAGGTGGATTAGTGCGTCTGATCCGATGGTTCTGAGGAACCGCCATCGTCGTCAAGTGGTTGACCGTTACCGCTACTCTGGAACTGCTCGGGCGCGGTCAATCGCATAATGGCTTCACGAATGCGCTCATGACGGGGCGGCGTTTGCGCTGCTTGCACCTGAACGATGTCGAGCTTCTGCGGACTATCGAGGCCGAGCAACGCCGCCTTTCTTTCCAGGATCTTCACCACCAGCAGCCCGGCCTGCGCGTCTAGCTTCTCGATGGCGCGGGCCATGAACGCCTTCAGCAGCGCATCGAGGCGGTCGAGATCGAGCGCAATAATACGCCGCTTCGCCTCGTTCGTGAGCTTGGGCAGCGTGCGGTCAAGCGACGCGTCGATCTCGCTGACAGGGCAATGCAGCTCCTTGCTTAGACTACGCGCAGAACGGCCAGACAGCCTCTCCTGTAAGATAAAGTCGTCACGGGCTTCGTCGGCCTTGGGGGAGTCGCTCATCGCTTGCCTCGCTTGGCTCTGCGGTCGAGATCGCGGATAGTATCGCGCAACAGCCGAGCAATCTCAACCTGCGCAATCAGGGCCTCGCGCGCGATGGCTCGCTGAGGCAAGCCGGCTACCCTCCTGACCCTATTCGCTGCTGGCAGAGAGCGATTGCGGTGACGGGATCGATAATCGTACCCGCTACAAAGTCTACAAACGAGGGAGGTGCCGTCCTTCTCGTGCAGGGTTCTGCATTTACGATCACAAACGGGACAGCGAAACCATGGTCGTCGTCGTTGTGTACGTCCAACGCCGAAGGTCCATTCTCGCTCGAGCTGAATAACCTGGGTTTGACCGTTGACGGTGACGGTGATCTCAGTCCCGCGGAGACCGCCGACGCGCAATATCGGGTGATTTTCTAGGAGCTGATGGCCGGACCATTTCCGCGGCCGAGCATCACCTGATCCAAATGCCGCACCCACATCGATGTGAAACGAACCTACTTCAATTGCCCCAACAACTTGGTTGCGATGGCGCTATTCTGGTTCGCGAGCGCGGTCAATCCGCCGGTAGCATAGACAGCGACCGCCTTCAGGAGCTCGGCCAGCTGACGGGCAGCTCCAGGATCGAAGCGACAATAGGCGCCGTGGGTCAAGCGTGCGATCTCACGAAACGTTTGCTCGACTTCTCGACTGTTGCCTTCTTGGAACACGAACACTGGCACGCCTAGACGTCCGAGTTCGCCGGCTTCGTGGGCGAGCGCGTCGGGGTTTTCCTCCATGGCGTCGCCGACGAAGGTTAGGGCGCTGACCTTGAGCAGTTTGGTCTCGCGTTGGGTATGGGTGAGGATCTTGCCGATCTGGGTATGGCCCATTCGGCAGTCGATCTTCTCCATCAGCCCGGAGAGGTGGTCGGGCCGAGCGATCCACTTGGAGGCCCGGCATTCGTCGAGGCCGCGGTAGTAGACCAGCTGGACCGAAAGCCCGCCGATCGTCCTAACCTCTTCAAACATCTGGACTTGTAGCTGGCAGGCCAGTTCCCAAGTCGGCTGTCGGCTAGCGGTGGCGTCTAAAGCGAAGATTAGCCTTCCCGTACTGGCGACGGACTGGCGTTTTTCCCTGATGCTGGCGAGGTAGGCGTTGGTTTCGTTGCGAGTAGCGACAGAATCGGCTGGATTTCGCGAGCGAAGCGCGCCGTGGTCAGGGTTATCAGCCATTTTAGTCTTCCTCCAAGCTTGCACCTTTTGCATCTTCCGCACCTTTACCCCAGCCCTTACGCGTGACTCGCATGGGGGGTTGCGAGTTATACGGAAGGGCCGGAAAAAAAATCAAAAGATGCAAAAGATGCGTCAGGCCTCGACCAGCCGAAAGCAGCGATGGCGCATCCCGGGTCGTTGCCTTATCAGCCGATATCGGTGCTTTTTCCCATCTCCATCGACAATGCTGATCACTCGCCCGCTGATCCGGCGCAGCCACCACCCCAGACGATCCGCCGATACGGTATCGGGAGCGTTCTTGCCGCGCGCTACACGCAACAGAAGATGCTTGAAGCTCTGCGGAGCGTAATTGTTGGGGGCTGGGGGACGACAGGCGACTTCCATGATGTCCGCCGTCGTGTACTCCGTATCGAGCCCGAGATCGTAGGCGAGCCACAACTCGAAGAACTCGCGAATAGTGGCGAGCTCCCAGTCCTCGGCGCGGGTCTCATCCATGACTAGACACGGATCCGGCTCGCCGAGCCAAACCAGCGGGCTGCGCACCATCTTGGCCCACGCCGCATAGCTTGCGAGCGGTCCACAAACCGAAGGCGTTCCGGCGGTGAAGTAGGCGCGCACGATGGTCAGGCCAGCCGCCACGTAGGCGCCCCGATTGGCTGCCGCAACTTCCAGGGCGTCGCGTTTGAAGACGCGTAATTCCGGGCGCTCATCGAGCGCTTCGAGTTTGCAGGTCAGCCCGCGCCGGAGCATGTCGCGCTTGAACGTGATGTTGTTGCCGGTAGCGAAGACGGCGGTATGGGATTCGCACTCCGGCATTTCGCTACGCCCGAGAACCCGAATATTGACGACCGGTCGCTCGGTTAACTGGCAAAGCAGATTACCACCGAGGTCACGGTCACAGTTGTCGAGCGAGACAATGGGCGCGCCGGTTAGGAGTATCGCTCCGAGCTGCTTTTCGAACTCCTCTTTGTTCTCTGCGGCTGCGGTTGCCGGGCAGCACCGACCATTTACAATCGTGGCGATGACATCGACCAGATAGCTTTTACCGGTTCCTGACGTATCGGCGGCGATAAGGTAAATCGGTGCCGTTGCTAGCGACCCACGCAACTGGGCGGTCAACAATGCCGAAATCGCAACCGAGCAGTCGAGTGCTTTGCGCTGGAAAGAGAACTCCGAGAGCAGCTCCTTGACGGTCGCCAGCGCCGCTTCGGCTTGTGCACGGGTCGGACGTTCGGGAATTGGCGGCAGCTGTAAGCCGGGTAGCAGATAAAGCTCGGAGCGTTGATCATATCCGGGGATTGCCAGTAGCGAGCCGTCGCAGCGCAGCGTCGGCGTGGTGATAATGCCGCTGACATGCGGGAAGGCCCAGCGCTGATTACGTGCCAGCACCATGCGCACCAACTGCAGCGGCGGGTCGGCGTCGACCCAGCAATTCTGCCTGGCGCTGAAGCGTTGGTATATGGCGGCTTCGGCCAACGGCTCGAGCAGCGAATCGGTAGTGAACTCACGCAATTTCGCCGTCACAGTCTTGCGCCCGTCGGCTGCAGTCGCGGTCTCAACAGTTGGATATACAAGCGTGCCAGCGCGCGAGAAGATCGGTGCGCCGGAGAACAGTAGCGCACGCTCGGCGTCCCGGACGATGCGCGGCAACTGACCGCCGACGAGGCGGATGGTTGACAGCACATGCGCCGCTGCGGTCGGCTGTGGCGCCGCCGCTGGCGCTGCGGCTCCCGGTGCCGCTCCCGTTCCTGATGCTGCTGCCCCTTGCCCTGACGCCGCCCCCGATGCTGCACTCGGCGCCGGCGCGACGCCCCCGATAACAGCCGCGCCGGGAGCCGCCGCTCCGCCCGCGGCCTTGCCGTAGGATCGCTCCACCTCCTTGCGCAGGCGTTTCTGGTATTTGGCGGCGATCCCGCTCGGGTACTTCTCGAACAGTTTGACGATGTTCTCGATGCTCCAGTGCCGACGTTTAAGCTGGTCGACCACGGACTGGAACAGCGCGGAGCGGGTCTTGTCGCCCTTCCTGCCGGGGCCGCCCGCGCGGATGTCCGTCAGCAGGTCGTCTGGCAAGGTCGCTTCATCGTCGGACGGCGGAGCGGAAGACGTGGTGGTCGACGCCGCCGAAGCGGTCGCCGGCTGGAACGCGTTGAGCAGTTCATCCGGATCCCACAGCCGGCCGGTCTGCTCGGATATGCGGGTCGGCTCGACCGTGATGCGTCCGCGCGCTTGCTTCGCGGGGCCGGGATAGTTCGGCGTCCCGGCCACCCGATAGCACTGGGTGATGACCCCGGTGTCCTGATCGGTACCGGAATTCGCGCGGACGACCTCGCCGATTAGCCTGGCCTGCGCCGCCGGAATGGCGCGCGTGAACAAATACCAATAGTGGAAATTCCCCGGCGAAGTCTCGATCACTAGGCTCGGTCGCACCTGGATATTGCCGCCCCTGCCCTTGTCCGCGTCACAGTCGGCGACCAGCCCGAAAACCCAAGCCGTATCGTCGAGACTGCCGCGCAGGTTGCCGCGCAAATCAGGGCGCACCGTGCGCGCCTCGATGTAGATGTTGAATCCATTGGTGGCGTCCCCGACCGCAGTCTTGACCATGTTTTCGATATCGTCGGGTACAAAGCGATTGGGAACGACGCTGTCATCGATCGGGCTGATACGACAGATTTGCAGCACGCCAGGCTGCCCGGCGCCATTGATTGTTGCCTTCACGTGCGCGCTGATAAGCTCGATGAATTGGCGAACCGTCGTCTCGTCGACTTGCGTGCTCATGTGATTTTCCCGCCAAGCTTGAAGAACAGGCTGTGAAGGTATTTGTGCTGCCTTTCGGTTGGCTTGCGCCCCCACGCCGTGCGGCTCGCCATGTCGTCGATAAACTCGTGATGCTTTACGTCGAGCCGGTGCTTGTTACGCTGCAGGAACAGCGCGACCGCCTCCCAGGCCGGCTTACCGTCAGTGCTGTGAAAATCGCTTGCGCCGTGGAATCTGTTTTCGGCGTCCTGCACGCCCGCGGCGTAGGCGTCGCTGATGGCCGCGTTCATCTCGGCCTGGGTTATGGCGCCGCTGCCGTTGCCGTTGAGGATTTTCTCGAAACCGCGAGCCAAGCCATCCCAGTCGGTTCCTAGGGACTGCAGCAGACGCTTCAAGCCGTACACTGCAGCGACGATGTCGCCGGGCTTGTCCGAATCAAAAAGCCGGAGCGCACAAGCGATCTTCTCTTCGCGTGTTGTCTTGTGTTTGGGCATCATCGCCAGCACCGCTCCTTGTGCGGACACATGCGGCAACGCCAATCGTTCGGATCGTCATAGGCGCGCTCCAGCAATTCGCCGGCGCGAGTTGCGGCGATGATGTTGGCAACGCGGTCACTCCACATCTGCGCGCGCCGGGCATCGAACGACACCCAAAAATGCAGCTGCTCGCAGGTATCAGCGTTGATCGCGCTAAATAGCGCCGGATTGGTCAAGTCGAGGTAAGCCTGATACAGCGCGACTTGCGCGCTGTAACGCGGAAAGATCTTCTCCAACCCGTCGCGTCCAAGTGCGCGCCAATGTTTCGCGTTTAGCGCCTTGCATTCCCAGATAAACGGATAATTGAAATAGACCCCAGCGAGAGGATTGGGCCCGCCGATGACGATGCCGTCGACATGGCCGCGAAAATCGCCGTTCGCAGCGGAGAAGGCACGCACCTCCGGCGGCGCGAACTTGAAGCCCGCCGCGACGAGCTGCTTGAGCATGCGCGCTTCGAAGTGATGCCCGCGCGCGAAGATTTCCTGCGTGCGGGCGGAGTGCAGCGGGGTGCACCACCAATCGTATTGGACACGGCGCAGGCATTCGGAGCCGGCGATGCTCGCGCCCAGATACGGGCGCGGCAATGCGGCCGCAGTGCTTGCTGCACGCTCGATCGCCTCGTTGATGGCGGCGTTGACCGGCAGCGTCGCGAGATCGAGCGTGAAGTAATCGTGCGGCACCGGACGCCTCCATCATCAAATGCCGATCTCGTCGTTGAACTCGTCCGGCGTCATCAGCGGTCCGCCCGCGCCAGCATTGGCCTGGCGCGCGATCGTGCTGGCGCTCGACTGGCGGGTGATGCCCTTGTCGCTGATGTCGCGCGCGATCGTGGCCTTGCGGATCAGCCGCATGGCCGTGATCAGGAATTCGGCCATCGTCTCACGCGACCACGCCGTGAGCGGTTGCGTCCAGTCGATACCGGTGCAGGTTCCGGCGAGTTCGGGCAGGATCGCAATCGCCGCACCGATGTCCCAGGGTTCCGGATCGATACCGGTCATGCGAATGACTTGCTCGGTATTGAGCTGTTCTGCGGCTGCTTGCTGCGCGCGGGTCGCAATCCAACCGAACAGAATCCCGGAGGCAATCCATCCCCACTCAACATCACTTAACCGTCCGACTGGCGTCTTGGTCGGAATGGGGCCACCATCGCTGATGACCCCGCGCGCGCCCGCAATGGCAGCGGCTGCAGCGTCGCGCTGCCATTGATCTTCGAGCGCGGAGGGCGAAACCTCTCCAATGGTGCGAACCTTTGCCATCAGCGTGCCCATGGCGGCGGTTCGATTGGCGGGTTCGTCGGGGGCGAAGACGGTCCGGAAGGCGCGGGCGGAGTAGCGCTGCCGCCAGCGCCGCCGCCGTTGAACGGCGGCGTCTGCACGACCGGGCGATATTCCTTCCGCTCCGGCGTAATCACCGCAGCAATGATGTTGCGGTCCTCGTAATTCTCGCCCGGTCTGTTTTTATTTGGCTTGCCCTTCTCAACCCCGATTTTCACCGGGAAGGTCAGACCGTCGAAGTCTTTCAGGTCGGCTTGATAGGCGGCAAGCGCCTGCGGGCCCTTGTCGCCCTGTTTGATGTTGTGCGCGCTCTCCAGGATTTGCCTACGCACGCCGTAATAGTGCTGCGCTATATCCCGTTGGCCCTGCGTCGTGCCGTTGACGATCTGGTTCTCGAAGATCTTGCGGCGCGCATGCGGTCCGTCGACAACGGTGTACTCGACGTTGAGCATCTCACAGTCGCCCTCCTTGGAGCGCGTGAGCTGCCCGTCTTCGCCGACACCGCCGGGACGGATGCGCATGACCACGGTCGCGACCGTGCCGGCCGGAATGAGATCAAACCCGCGCGGCGGCGGAGCGCCTGAATAATCATAAGGCATGGGAGCCTCCTTCTGGTTGCTTGGGGGGTGAAACAGGAGCGTGATGATTGACTAGTTTCGCGAGTAGCTTGCCGAGGTGTGGCTCCTCGATCTGATTGAGCCGACCGCTGCGGTCCTTGGCCGGGAATCCCCATCTATTCGGTGAGGTGCAGATGAATGCGCGCTGCGGCTCCTGGCTGCCTTCGAAGTTGATCCATTCCATCACGATGAATTCGTCGACGATGGCGCCGATCTCGCGCGGCACTTTCGCACCCTCCATCTGAACCTGAAATCCGAGCGGGCGATTGAATTCGTCAAAGACTTTTTCGAGGATACCGATGAAGACGATATGCTTTGGCCGCAAGTGCTGGAGCTGGTAGAGCCAGAGCAGGAGCTCACGCGCGTGCAATCCGTAAGCACCACGCAAATCTTTTGCGCCGGTGCGCTCGGATCGCGCCTCGGGCTGTTGCTCGGCCCAGCGAAAACAGAGTCGACTTGTATGAGTGATGCTGTCGACGAAGATCAGGTCGTATTGGTCAAGGTTTTCGAGCGGCCCGCCGATCGCGTCGTAATGGGCTTGCGAATAGCAGCTGAGCGGCCCGAACGACGGATTGGGGCCACCGATACGACAAGCGACATCGCGGGCGGTTTGCCAGTCGTCGATCTGGATTGTAGGGACCGGTACGTCTTTGACCGATAAGTCGCCAGCCTCGCTCTCGAGAAACAACGTGCGGGGGAAAACGACGGTGCGCAATAGCGATGTTTTACCAACACCAGTCGGGCCGGCGACGATGAGTTTCGCCCCGCGCGGCGCGCTGAGTCTCTCGTCGGCGCCGATGATCTTAAGGGTCCTCGTGTTCATGGGACTTTGCCCCTCGGTATGCGGCCTCTAACGTCACGTCTTCGATGAAGTGGCCCTTCGATCGTCGCCTTCGAGTTCATCGAGCTCATCGAGCTTATCGAATGCAGCGGCGCGCTCGATTTCGAGATCGTCAAGCTCGTCTTGCAAGCACGTGATCTCGTGCTTGACCTGCTCAATCTCCCGGTTGAGATGCGCGATCCGATCCTGAAGATCAGCCTTGTGATCGGCAGACGTCATTTGCTGCGCTCCTTCGAGATAATCTTCTAAGCCTTGCTGGTAGCGCTCGAGTATTGGCGCCTCGATCCGTTCGAGCACTCGTTCGTCCATGGCTGCTTGCCGAGCCTCCTCGTCATTCGTCATGGGCCGCCTCCGCGATCTGACCAGCTGTGAACCGAGCCACGGTCACGCCGTTGGCGGTCTCGAAATGCAGCGCGCTGATACAGGCCATGCCGATAAATTTCAGCGTCTCCTGATCGAGTACACCGCGGATGATGATGTCGTCGCCGAGATCGTCTTCTTCCAGGCTGGCATTGAGAATACGCACGTCACCTATGGCGGCCTCACCGTTCGTTCGAGATACTTATTAAGTGTTCGATGAATTCATCGCGCTCTTGCTTTGTCGCCAGCGCCCAAGGCGCGACCATGCGCTTGTAAAAGGCGGCGATAAGCTTCGGTGCCGTGCCACGGCCCTTGGCGATGGCGCTCACCAGCTTGCCAGCGACAGCATCGTCGACGAGTTGCTTGACGATCGGTGTGTGCTCGCCCTCGGGTGAACCGCGATTGAGGTTGACCAGCTCGTCGATCTCTTCGGCACTATCGAGTGATGTGCCCTGGATCTTGTCGACGGTGGCGTCGCCCAGTTTCTCGCGGCGATGCAGGTCGGCCATGCCGGTAGTATCGCGGTGAATCTCTTTGCCGCGCGCGCGCTTCGGTTCGCTTGCAACTCGCGATGTTGGCGTCGGTTTCATATTTGTATGAAACCGATGCTTGTGGTCGCGCCAGATCAGTTGGTAGGAGCGGCTCTTGCTTTCGGTCAGCACCGTGCGCGCCAGATCGACATTGCTAGCGAGCGCGATGAGTGCGGCACGATCACTGTAGTTATAGAAATCGAGGTTATTAATTTTGAGCCACTCCTTAAACGAAGTATCGGCAGGCACAGCCTCGCGGCCCTCACGCAAGGCGACGGCAAGTTCGAGCGAACCTTCAATCCATTCCGTCTCGCCTTTGTTCGCACGCTCATGTGCGACTTGAATACGCCGGGCCAGGAACGTGAGACGATTGTGGAGCCGGCGGATTTCGACGGCGTGCTCAGTAAGGATCGGATCGGCTTGATTTGCGGGGGTGGGAACGCTATTGGACATGGGCGAACTCTCCGTTTTCGTTTGGCAGCGAGGACGAGACTTTAGAGTTGGTGCGGCCCGGCCCCTCAAAGCAGCCGGGCCGCTTGCGTTAAGTCGCCCGTGGGTAATCGACCGTCCGGACCGCCGGCGACGGCGCGGTCAAGGCGAGAACTATTGGGTCGGCGGCGGCGGCAGGTCGATCGCGTCGCCCAGCTCAACTGCCTGGCGACGCTTGCCGACGCGCTTGATCAGATGTGCGTGGTTGCGTCGGAAAGTGGATACGTGGATCGCGTTGATCCTGGCCGCTTCCTGCACGGAGACCTTCCGACGCCGCTCAGCAGGCGTGAGATTGGTGGAGATGGGCTTCGCGTGCATTTTGACAGCTTAAGCCCGTGCCTTTCCCGCAACCCATTCCCGTGACGGGAAAGCGGAAAATCGCAACAACTTGCATTTCCGGGAAGGAATCGCTCGTTCCGACGGGAATACGGGAACGCAGAAGGCTGCAAGAGCCCGCACCAGAACTCAGGCATTACGGGAATGCAGAAGGCTGCAGAAGCTAGTGCTTGTGCGGCTTATGAGGACTCGGAAGCTTAAGCTCTCTACGAATGTCGGCGACGAGATTCTGTACTCTCTTCAGACCCACGCTCTTATCTGGGCGGTCAGGAAAGACTTTACCGGCGTAATCGTCTTCGCTCACCTTCTCGGGCGGATCATCTTTCATTCTGTTGTATACCCACTGCTCCGTGACGCCGCGCGGCTTAGCCGGCTCATCATCGCATCCTGCTAATCGGCGTTCGATGTCTTCGTGCGCGAGACGAATACCGTAGATAATGAAGTTGTAGCCTAGCTGCGACACTGGTTGCGCCGGCTTGGGCGACGCCCAAACTACGCCCCCAGGCATTACTCCGCCAGGCGCCGCAACTGGCGGCGGCTCGACCTTTCTCGCGGCCCAATTCTCTTCCCAATTGATCGTCGACACCCCCGGTCGCCAGAATCCTTCCAAGGCTGTTGCGGTCGGCCTGCCGCTGCGGTTTTCGATATGCTCGTATCGCCACCGAACCGGCTCGTTCTCGTCGTCTAGCCACACAGTCAGCACTTTGCCAGCCTGCGTAGGCGGCAAATATCGCCGTCGCGTGACCAACTCGCGCGCCTCGCGCAGCGAAATGAAGGTCAGTGTAGGCTGTGCAGTGGGCTGTGCCATGGGGTCCACTCCCTGGCGGGCTCAAGGGCCGTTCCGGTGCTCGCAGCACCGGGCGGCCCGCTTATTGCATCAACTGTATCACCCGCGCCGTCGATTCCTCGCCGGTGACAACGGCGAGGACGTAATCAGCCCACCGCGCCAGCGCCCGGCGCCTCTCGGCGAGATATCCCGCCTTGTTATAAGTGCCAGCAACACCGCGCTGATGGCCGACGTGGGCGAGCACGCGCTCGACAACGTGCGGCTGGACGGCGAGCTTCTCGTGCATAACCGTGCTGGCAAGCCTTCGGAGGTCGTGCAATACAAAGTCTGGCCGCGCGCCGCCGATCGCCGC